CCGATCGCGTTCCGCAACCGCGAAACCGGCCGGCTGTGGCCCGAGGGTGTGTGGGCGCAGCCGGGCCATCTGGTGCGTATTCCCAAGTACGGCGGCGACCGCTTCGAGCGCAAGATCCCAGGCACCGAGGACACGGCACTATTCTGCCTGTTTTCGGATCATGAAATTATCGCCCGGGTCGATCCTGAGGCTTTCGAAGAACTCGACGAGATTCTATGATGAACGACCAGCAGATCGAGCAGGAGATCCAAGCCAAAGGACTGACCGCGCCGCGCGTGACGCCTGCGGACATTGAGGCGAACATCGCCAGCGAGCACTATTTCACGGCCCGAGACGGCAGGCTGGGTGCGCTGACAAACGAGGCGTACGTGGGCAGGGAGCGTCCCGTGGAGGGCAATGCCGATCTTGCGCCTTTGGGCCTTCTCACCTTCTGCGTGCTGGTCCTGCGCAACGGCTTCACCGTTACCGGCGAGAGCGCCTGCGCGAGCCCTGAGAACTTCGACGCCGAGATTGGCCGCAAGATTGCGCGCCAGAACGCCGTACAGAAGCTGTGGCCGCTGATGGGCTACGCGCTGAAAGAACAACTCAACAAGGAGTAAAATGATGGCTGACCAAGACATCGAGCTGGACCTCGAAACCGGCGAGGAAATCCGGCACAAGGCGCCCGAACCGCCCGCAGAAGAGACGGACGATACGACCCTGCCGTCAGCGGGGTCGGAAGATGACGAAGACGACGACCACCCGGGGGATGATCCTGAGGACGGAGGCGGCACAGATGACGAACGGGAGGCCATCCGCGAACGTCGTCGTCAGGAACGCCGTCACCGGAAAGCCGCACAGCGGGAGCGTGAGGAAACGCTCCGCCGCGAACTCCAAGCCCGTGATTCGGTCATCAATGAGCTGCGCGGCAAGGTGGAAGCGATCGAACGCCGCGGCAATTCGTCGGAACTCGCACAGCTGGACACGGCGAAAAAGCAGACCGCGCAAGCGTACAACTATTTCAAGGACCAGATCCGGGTGGCGACCGAGGCGGGCAACGGCGCCGCGGTGGCCGACGCCACCGAGAAGATGCTCCAGGCCCAGCGCCGTTTCGACGAGCTGCAAGCGTACGAAAAGGCGTATCGCCAGCGCTCCGCCACCCCTTCGCCGCTCGACCCCCGGCTGGTCAATCAGGCACAGGACTGGATGACCCGCAATCGCTGGTTCGACCCCGCGGCGAAAGACCCCGACTCGCGCATCGCGATGACGCTCGATCAGGCACTGGCCGACGAGGGTTGGGATCCCACGACTCGCGAGTACTGGCAAGAGCTGGACGCCCGAGTGCAAAAATACTTGCCCCATCGGGCGACCGGTGGTAAGATGAAAAGTACTAAGCCGCGGCCCACCGTCGCCGGGGCTGGTCGAGAGTCAGGGGGTGCCGACTCGGGAAAAACCTACCGCCTTTCGTCTGACCGGGTGCAAGCCCTGAAGGACGCGGGCATTTGGGACGACCCGAAGCAGCGCGCCGAGGCGATTCGCCGGTTCCGTGAATACGACAAACAGCACCGCGCTTAATGGAGAGCGATCAGAATGAGCGAAAACAAAATGATGGGTGGTGATGAGCGGCTGAAAAAGTCCGCGGGCGCCGCCTCGCGCGCAGATCGCGACGAAGCAGATGTTCAGCGGGTGGAACAGGATGGTACTGCCCTTACTCTTGAAGAACGCCGCCGTCTGATGCGTTCTGAATGGGTGCAGGAAGTGCTTCCCACGCCCCCCGCGCGACCCGGTTGGCATTTCTGCTGGCTCAGCACGACCAATGCATCGGACCCGATCCATAAGCGCATTCAACGCGGCTATGAGCCCGTTCGCGCTGCCGAGATCCCAGGGTTCATGCAGTACAAGGTCGACCAGGGCGAGTACGAAGGTTGCATCGCATGCAACGAGATGCTTCTTTTCAAACTTCCGCAGGAGTTGTACGAGGAGTACATGCTGTACGTACATCACGACCGCCCGCTGGAAGAGGAAGAAGTGATCCTCGACAACGCGAAGCCCGCCGGGGAAGACACGAACGGGCGTCCGTTGGGCCAAGTCGAAGGTTTCGAGACCTTGGGCCGACGCGTCCGCAAACCCACTTTCTGATCTGAGGAAATAGGACATGGCAACTACTGCCCAAACCTACGGCCTGATCCCGGCGTACCATCCGTCGGGCCAGTCCCGTGCGAACGAGTACTCGATCGCCTCGAGCTACACGACCGCAATCTACCAAGGCGCTCTGGTCAAGCTGGTGACCGGCGGTGGCATCGAAAATGGCGACGGTTCGACCGATGCCATCGGCGTTTTCGCCGGCTGCAGCTACGTCGATCCGACCGGTAAGCCGCGTTTCAGCCCGAACTGGCCCGGCCTGAGCGGCTGCACCAACATCCGCGCCCGTGTCTACGACGACCAGCAGAACGTCTTCCGCGTCGGCGTTTCGGCCAATGCTTCCGGCTACACGCTGGCGGCGATCGGTGATCAAGTCGATCTGGCCAACAACACCGCGGGTTCGGCGGCTACTGGCCGCTCGACGGCCTCGGTCGCTTCCGCCGCGGTGGGCGCCGGCATGCAGGCCCAGCTGCGCGTGGTGGGTTTTGTCGGCGGCGAGCCGTACGACGCCACCACCAACCCGTTCCCGGAACTTCTGGTGCAGATCGCGCAGCATCAGTACGTTGCCGACAAAGCCGCCATCTAAGGAGGACTGAAAAATGGCAGGTACTATCATGCGTTCGGAGCAGTTCCGCTCCATCGTCGAGCCGATTCTCAACCAAGCGTTCGACGGCGTGTACGAGCAGCGCGCCGACGAATACAAGCAGGTGTTCTCGGAAGAGAACGGCACCCCGCGCGCCTACCACGAAGAGCCGGTGCTGTACGGCTTTGGCGCCGCGCCGAAGCTGCCGGACGGCCAGCCGGTCACCTATGACGAGGGCGGCGAGCTCTACGTCAAGCGCTACACCTACGACGTCTATGGTCTGGCGTTCGCGCTGACCAAGGTGCTCGTCGAGGATGGTGACCACATCCGCATCGGCTCGACCTACTCGAAGCATCTCGCTCAGTCGATGAACGAGACGCTGGAAACCGTCACCGCCAACCACCTGAACCGTGCTTTCAACAGCTCGTATGTCGGGGGTGATGGCGTGGCGTTGGTCTCGGCCAGCCACCCGGTGATCGGCGGCATGCAGAACAACGTGCTCACTTCGGCCGCGCTGTCGCAAACGTCGCTGGAGCAGGCGATCATCACCATTCGCCAAGCGCAAGACTCGCGTGGCAAGAAGATCCGCCTCACGCCGAAAAAGCTGATCGTTCACCCGTCCAACATGCTGCAAGCGGAAGTTCTGCTCAAGAGCGTTCTGCGCGCCGGCACGAACAACAACGACCTGAACCCGATCAAGTCGTCCAGTTCGCTGATGGATTCGGCGGCGGTGATGTCGCGTCTCACCTCGGCCACCGCGTGGTTCGTCCAGACGGATGCCCAGAACGGCCTGAAGGTGCTGTGGCGCCGTAAGGTCGACAAGGGTATGGAGGGCGACTTCGAGACCGACTCGACCCGCTACAAGTCCACGATGCGCTTCGGGAGCGGATGGACTGACTGGCGCAGTCTGTACGGCAACGCTGGCGCCTAACAGCGACTACCCCCAGGAATACTCCCGAAGTCAATAGCTTCGGGAGTATTTGCATGGACACTTGAAATCTGTCGTGATAATATAAACTAGGTTTTCTAGGAGATTCAAATGGCCACCTACATGCAAGGCGCTATCAAGAGCGGCAGCACCCCCTCCGAGTACCAGAACGTCGGCTACGCGACCTTCTCGCAGTCGGCTGTCGTCACCACGCAAGCGCAGTACCGCCTGACCGTCCTGTACTCGCCCAAGGACTAATCGACCATGGCCACGTCGGGTACCATTGCCACGACGGTGATCAAGACTTCTCGGCTTATCGAGAAGGCGCTGCGCCGCTGCGGTATTAACCCGGCGTCGGCCACCGTCGAAACGTTGGACACGGCCCGCGAGGACTTGTTCATGCTGATGATGAGCATGAGCAATCGCGGGCTGAACCTCTGGTGCGTGGACCAGCAAACTGTGCAGCTGGTAGCCGGGCAGGCCACTTACCAGCTGCCTGCCGGCACGTTGGACGTGTTGAATGTGCTGCTGCAAACCCCGCAGGACGGCGGCGGTTGGCGGGACTTTCCGCTGTCGGCCTATAACCGGGACGAGTATGCGTCACTCCCGAATAAGTCGCAGGCGTCCACGCGGCCGACTTGTTATTGGTTCGAAAAGCTGCGGGTCCCCCAGCTGACCTTGTGGCCCGTACCTTCCGATGACACCCGGCGCCTGTTGGTGTTCCGTCACCGCCAGATCCAGGACGTCGGGGCGTTGACCGAGGAGCTGGAGATCCCCTCTCGCTGGCTGGAGGCCATCTGTTGGCAGTTGGCGTTGCGTTTGGCGTTCGAACTCCCCGAGGTGAAACCCGACCGCGTGGCAGCGATTCAGGCCATGCGGCAGGAAATGACCATTGAAGTCGAGGGGGGCGAAACCGACAGCGCCCCGGTCTATTTTGCACCCACTATCGGGGTCTACACACGATGACTGTGGAGAGCATGACCTTTTCCTCGCTGGTGGAGGACGTCAAGAATTACGCCGAGCGTTCGGACCAGCCGTTCGCCAACCAGATCCCGCGAATGGTCATGTTGGCGGAAAACCGCATTGCCACTGAGGTCAAGGGGCTGGGGCAGGTAAAGTTCGTCACCGGGCAGTTCACCGCCGGCAGTGGGGTTATTCCGAAGCCCGCCCGTTGGCGAGAAACCGTGGCGGTATCCTACTCCGTCGGAGGTCGCGTCGAATTCTTGCGCCAGCGGGGCTATACGTTTTGCCGCAGCTATTGGCCGGACGGCACCGCAACCGCGCCGCCCGAGTACTATTGCGACTATGACTACGAACACCTGCTTGTGGTCGGTACGCCGGATGAAGATTACCCGTTCGAAATTTGCTATTTCGAGCGTCCGCTACCGCTAAGTACGGCGGACCAGACCAACTGGACCACCCGGTACGCGCCGCAGCTGTTGCTCTACGCAACGCTCTTGGAGGCGCAACCGTTCCTGAAGCGTCCGGAGCGCATCGCAGAATTCCAGGCATTGTTCGACCGCGCCGCCGCTGCGGTAAATAACGAGGCCCAACGTCGTTTGCAGGGCGATAACGCATTGGTGAGGACCGTAGGATGATCAACGACCTTATTGCCCGCGTGTTCGAAGCACGCAACGTGGCGCACCTCGAACACTGGAACACCGGCAATTATGCGGCGCACCGGGCGCTGGGCGACTTTTACGACGAAGTGATCGACCTTCTGGACTCGCTGGTCGAGGCGCACTCGGGTGCGTTCGGCAAAGTGGGTAAGGTAGAACTCGGCGCGCGGCAAACTAAGCCATGCGTCGCACTGCTGGGCGAGCACGTGGTGTGGATCAGCAAACACCGCGAGCACATCGCGCAGGACGTAGCGGCACTTGAAAACATCGTCGACGAGATCGTGGCGCTGTACCTGCGCACCCTGTACAAACTGAAGGAGCTTTCCTAATCATGGCACGTACTTCTCCCAGCCCCAGCTATCCGATGTTTCCCCGAGGGCATGTTCTCGACGCCGCTGTCGGCTTCCGGCCTCTACCCCGCCACTCACTACATCAGCGCCGGCCTGATCGCCGAGCCCTTCGCCGCCATCCTGCCGCTTGACATCCCGGCGACGGAAGACACGGAAGCGCAGCGCATCCCCGGTCATCCCGAAGCCGTGCTCGCCGCACTGCCCGAGGACTACGCGCCCATGCCGACACTGGCCGAGGTCGAGGCGCTGTTTTCCGGAATCGACATCAC